CCATAGCCACTCATTCGCTCTCCACCTCTCCGGTATTCCATTTCGTTCATTCGGTAGTCGTGCTCAAACTCCCTGGGGGTCTTCATTTCACCCTCACCGGAAATGGCGAATCCGATCTTATTCATGGGCCTAGTCATCTCCCGTCTATCAGTATAGGCCGGAGGCATATAGTATGGGTAGTGGGACTGAGGGCCGGTCATACGGTCATCCCAATAGTTACTCTCTACCCACATCCCGCCATCATTACGGGGAGCAAAACGGCCATCGGAGTATCGACGATATCCCCGGTCCTCCGGTTCCATCATCTCAGAACGGGGCGCATATCGACCGTTGTCATAATGCTCCCGGCCACGGCGGTCACGGAATTTATCATCGACATCATAATTATCATAGCTCCGTCCGTCGTTGTAGCGGCGATTGCTGCCACTGGACATGAGCATCATCCGTGTGGATCGTTTCATCTTGATCCCTCCTTACGCCGTAGGGGCGGGAGCAGCGCCCCCGTCAATGCTGGTGAGGTTGTTGCTGGGGGAGCAGCAGGGAGTGCCCAGCATACGGAACGAGCCGCCGG